AAGACCTACTGCAGTGTTTATAGCACCTACTCCAGTTGTGCCATTATTAACTGTAGTTTCTAAGTTAGTTATTTTAGTAGAACTTGAACCAGACAAACCTACAGCTGTAGATAGACTAGATATAGCTGTTGCATTAGAAGTTAAACGTGTGTCATCAACAGCTACCCAGGCACTACCGTTGTATCTATATTGTTTGTTATTATCATTAGTGTCAAACCACAAATCACCTGCGTTTACCCCTGTAGGTTGATCGTCTTGTGAATGTATGGCTATGCCAGAAGTATCGTTTACGGCCACCCAGTTACTGCTACCAACCGCAGTTGCACGATACAACTTGTTGTTATCGTCTGTATCTATCCAAAGGTCGCCAATAGCTGTAGCAGCTGGTGCTGAAGTTCCTACAAAGGTTGTTACTTTACCATCTGCTTTTGCATCTGCATCTGCAGCATCTTGTAGTGCAGCTGCAATTCCTGAATCTTGTGTTGCAACCCAAGAGCCCGAACGTCGAGTATAAACTTTGTTACCATCGTTAGTGTCAAACCAGATGTCACCTTCACTTGCAGAACCTGGAGCATCATTTTGGTAAAAACTGTCAATCTTACCATCTGCTGTTGATTGCGCTGTAGCTGCGTTTGCTATTGCTGTCCCGATAGAACCATCTTGGATAGTCACCCATGCGCTTCCGTTCCAGCGGTAAAGTTTATTGCCATCATTGCTGTCAACCCAAAGATCATTTACAGCTACCGCAGTTGGAGCATCATCTTGTACAAAAGTTTGGTTCTTCGCGTCTACTTTAGAAGTTAGAGCAGTAACAGAGGAGGTACTTGCTTTAGTTGCTATGTCATCATCATTAGATGTTATCTGTGTTTGTAATCCACTAATAGCATTAGCTACTCCATTCGTACCACCAAAACCATTTAACGCACTGTTTAAAGATGTAATAGAACTAGTTTGGTTAGTTATAGTACCTTCAGCAGATGTAAGTCTAGTGTTCAAACCGCTGACTGCAGTAGCTACAGTAGAGGTTCCAGAGTAACCAGACAAAGTACTTTCTAGTTCTGTAATATCTCCTGTGTGAGCAGTTATTGTTCCTTCTGCAGATGTTACCCTAGTTGTTAAAGCACCTATAGCAGAAGCATTTCCGCTTATATTATTATTAGCATTAGTTATAGAAGAATTTAAAGATGTAATATTTATTGAAGTTGATATATCTCCATTGTCACTAACACCCGCAACTAGTAATAAATCAGATGCGTTTTGAGATATGGCATTACCATTAGCGGTAATCTGCGTTTGTAGAGTTGTATCAGAGGAACTAGTAGACCCGGCCGTACTTGCTGCCCAGGTACTACCGGTGTACACGAATATCTCATTACCGTTGTCGGTGTCCATCCATATATCACCAGCTTGCAAGCTACTGCTGTCATCTCTACTTGTAGGTGCAGAGGTTGACCTTATAACCCTAGGTGTACTTGTTGATAAACTATTAACTGAAGCTTGGGCGGCGGCAGCTGCAGAGTTTACAGTAGCTATAGTAGTCTGTAAGTTAGCAGTAGTAGAACCTAAAGTAATAGGTATAGTTGTGTTTAATGTAGAGAAACCAGGTAGAGCACTTAACTCTTCTGAAAGAGCTTGCATTACTGCCCCAACATCAACTGCAGTAGTAGCAGCTACGCCTTCAGTAGCATTGTAAGGGCTTACTACGTCTGCAATACTTACAAACCTAACCCAATAATAATAAGTAGCTCCATAACCTACTTCATCAGCATATACAAAAGCATTAGTAGTAGATATAAGAGTAGCGCCGCCAAGAGCATTTGCTTGCGATCTCCATATTTCTGTGTATGCGTGGTTCCCGTAACTAGCTTTGTCCCAAGTTAAAAGTATGCCAGTAAAAGCACCACTTGCTTCTAGGTTAGTAGGTGCGGGTGGGGTGGTAAGATCTCCAGGCCCACCGTCATCTGGAGGAGATATGCCATTTTCTACACCAACAGCCTTGTTTCTTACCTTTACGATACCAGAATCAGATAATTCTCTAAGAGTTACAGCTCTATCTAAAGGATCACCACGTCTGCCTAATCTAACTTCTAATGCTTCTTTAATAGCATCGAGTGCTATCTTTAGTTCTCTGTCAGTTTTCGGAGGTATATTTTTTAAGCCTGGAAGTTTTGTAGTCATTACACTTCCTTAAGCTCTACGATTGACTCTCCTAAACAAACCTCGTTTACAATTTTCGCAGTCTCTATCTCAAAAGCAAAAGTTTTATGTACGCTTGCGGGCAACCGCACTGTAGGTTCGGGTATAGCTGTAGCACTAAAACTAGGAGTGGTACCCGTAATACTAAAAATACTACCGCTTGTAGATATAGTAGCGTTGTATATTACCGAGCCATCTCCGTACACTTTTAATGTTACCGGGTATGCTTCTGCATCTACTTTTGCAAACCCCATACTAGTAGGCCTTGCCATTGGAAAGTCTTTACTCTTCCAATTGTACGTAAGGTTAGTAGAACTACCTTGAAACTTTTTAATTTTATTTCCTATTATTAAATACAGCTCGTTATCGTCAGGGTCAGTAAAACCGCCGCGTATTAACGCACCTGCATCTAGATCTACAAGTGCGTTTGTTCCCTGTCGGGGGTCAAATATAAATCCACCAAAACCGGAGCCAGTGTTGTAAAACCCTACATACCTTCCTTGCCAGTAAAAACCTGTGATAGTAGAAGGGTAGTAGTTAGCTTGCCACTGTTCTGCAGTTATTATCGGCTCTGTTATATTTTGAGCTTGGGCACCAGAAACTGCAATAAGACCGTCTGGCCCTGCATATATCACTGTTTCGCCCATATCCACCATAGATCTTTTACTTAAACACGCTTCTGCTGTTTCTATTTTTATAGCAATCATGGCTGAAGGGTCGCTACCCGTTACTAAGTAAGGAGTGCTTTCTGTTCCTACAATAAGGCCGTTAGAGGTGGCTTTTATACCTACTATTTTTTCTTCTATACCTAGCCTATAAGCAGCAGGCCAAGCGTGTGGTTGGTAAGCTTCACTAAAACATATTCTATTGCCCGTAAAACCAGCAAAAGTACCGTTACCTAAAGCTAGCAACCCTTTCATAGGCCCGTCTGGGTATAGAGCGCTGTCATCTGGTGGCGCAATCCAAGTGCTAGAAGGTATAACTTCAGCTAGTTCAGTGTTTTTTGATACATCTGTATAGGTCGTAGCAGACAATGCCAGCTCTGCTACAAATTGAAATTGCGTAGAATTAGAACCAGTGTTAGATCTGTATATTCTTTTCTTTGATAAGTTGGTATTACTAATACTTGTAGAAGTCTCTAGCGCAGATAGAGCTACGGTCATATTATCATCCGTGGTTATAACTGTAGAGGCGGGTGAAGGAGGTCCTTCTTCTCCGTACGCAGATACAAAAGTGTATACGTAGGAAGTTTCGTAATCTAACTCTGCGTCTGAATTACCACCAAGTGCTACACCGTTTGCTACAGAGGCACTGTTACCCGTACCCGTTGCAGCAGCAGATAATTCTACTGTTAAAGTAGAAACACTAGGCACTGTCTTTATTTTATAATTACCGTTTATATCTGCAGCAGCTACTCCCTGCGTTGTAGAAAAACCTGTAAGTGTTATGTATTCACCTACAGAAGCACTATGTGCAGTGGCTGTGCCACTTGTAGAAGTAGTTATTGTTATAGTAGAACTTTCATTTACAAATGCGATAACTCCATCAAACTGTGTTTGTCCTACTGGGGCTACCGTAGGAGCGGCTGTAGGAGCGGGAATACCTAATCTGTAAGCAGAATTAGGATATACAGAACCGCCAATTATGTCAGAAGACCTACCCATTTTAGGAAAAGTTTGACCCGACCAATATAGCGTGTCATTGGTATCTCCTGGTATAGCACTACGCACGACATTTACATCTTCATCGAATTGTAGCCAACGTTCTGGATCATCTGTGTACTTAAAAACAGATTGCCTAGAAGAATTAGAAAGAGTAAGAGTATCAGAGTTATCTCTTATAGGTACTAAACGCCCACTTTCAAGATTTACGTCAGTAGCTGTTGTAGCTAACTCATCTTTTAATAGACGGGGAGAAGCTTTAGGGGCAAGCCCTCCGAATGTGTTAAGTTTAATATAGGCCATTTTTTCATTATACAGTATTCAGAACTGATTCTTGCAGTTCTCGACTCCTTCTTCCTACTTGGTTAAACCATCTGCTGTCTTCCATTTCAGCTGCCATTTGTTTCCAATCGTGTGCTCTACATGCTTTTAGCATGTTACGGAACTTAGAAAGTCTAGTCCCTCCTAAATTAAAGCACATATTAACTATAACATGTTGTATATTTTCGGGTAAATTATAAAAATCTTCTTCTGTACCAAACACGTGTATAGCCTCATCTACGTGCTTAGCAAAATCATCTTCATAATACAGATCAACAACTTCTTGTGATACTTTAGTACCCACTTCCCAATCGTATTCAGGATCATTGGGTTGACATAGGTGCCCAACACCTAGTGTTTTGTAGCCTAAACTATCTTTATATATCTCTAAGACTTCACCCTCGTGTCTTTTAATCTCTTCTTTTAGTTGTTCTACATTCATGGTGTTATTATCCTGTCGTCTACTGATTTAATCTTATCTTCTTTTAAAAAGACTTGCAGTTCCGTTACAGTTGTTTTTTGTGCTGCTTCTACTTTTCGTAAGTTAAAATCAGCGTCTTGCCATTCGCTTTGTAACCTAACTAACATGTTAAATTGCTGAGCTACTCGGTCAGTCATCTGGGTTATATCGTATTGTTTACCATCAAAGTTGATTAACTGTGGTAATTTGCTTTCGGCTTTAGCCATAGGTACCTCCTTATAAAAAGCTAGAACCAATGATAAGGACATACACGCCTATAATCATTGTTGTGAACTTAGTGTCCATACGGTCAAACTTAGCATCTCCTTTGTCTAAGCGTTTCTCTATAGCAGTGTATCGAATATTACACTCTCTTTCGTGTGATTCAATTTTTGCCAATGTTTCTTTCACCGTAGCCATGTTGAAATTATATACTAAGTCTAGATAAACTCAATTGAATGAGTTCCGTTTCCAACAAAACTAATGGCGCTGCTGTAAACGCCTGCAAATCCATGGGAAGCAGTCCATATTCTAGAAGTACCACTAACACTAGAAGTCCATCCAATGAGCGATGTCCCGTCAGACTGGTTATAATCTCCAGTAAAACCACCCCCACTTGGTAGAAGATTTCTTACTCTTATAGTACTCCAAGAATTTGCTGCCGGTGCGCTAGCTTGATACCCAACACCTCTTACTACAACAAACAATTGACCTCCTAAACTAAGGGCCTCTTGACCAATACCTTCAAGATAATAGGAAAAAGTAGAAGGGCTACCAAAGTTACCAACTCCTCGAAGGTCGGGTGTTCCTGACTGTGCGCCCAATTTCATATAACCCTGAGATGTAGAAGAGCCATCGTTCCTTACAACAGATGCCCCATGCGCAGTAAAAGCACCTGTTAGGGTTCTAGTAGCTGCGCCTTTAGTAGATCCGCTAGTATAACTACTTGAACCGCCTACAACTCCTCCTGTATCATGTAAATCATCAAATCGTAAAGTTTGATTACCCCCATTAATACCAAGAGTATTGTTAGAGCCATTTGCCTGGGGAGGCATATGCCTGTAGTCAGTAAAAGATATATTAGAATTAGATTTAGCAGACACACCTTGGTTAGGTGTACGATAGACACTAGCTAATTCTGCCATATCTACATTTGTATCTTTAAACCAAGACATTAATAATATTCCATTTTATATTTTTCAAAAGTACAACTGTAATTATTTTTTACGTTCTCCCAAGTTTCACCTTCGGGAACGTTATAACTTTGAGTAACTTCTCCTAAGTTTACCATGCTCCCCCAATTTTTTACATTTGACTCTTCTATATTACGAAAGTAGTTTATCCAAGACGTTAAGCTATCGTGTATAGGAGAACCTATATCTACGTAGGTGTACGCTACTGTAGCACCTAAAGACTTTTCTACTTCTCCTAAAACATTATGATACTCAGACACAAATAAAAAGTTTCTCGTACCATCTGCATCTGGCCTCATTAGGAAGTTACACAAATGGTATTCTCCGCCGTCATTAATAAACCCGATAAATAAACCTACAAGGTGATTGTTAACATAAGTACCTATAAGTACCCCGCCTGGTTGTAATAAATTTCCTAGGCAAACGTTGTACCAAAAATCTGTTTTTATATCTTCTGAAGCAGAAGCTATTTCTTCTGGAGTGTAGTCTACTCCAGGATAAGCATAAGTACCTCTATTTATATACCCACTAGACTGTATATATAAATCTTTTAAAACACCTTCGTAGTAAAGAGTTGTTATGTCTTCTTCTGTAAGTGATGCGGCTTTGTACATTCCTACAGTATATCGCCTTTGTACCTTTGTGACCATATAGTAAGACTGTACTTAGTGCCTTCAATAAGTTCTACACATTCGTGTGGGTGTGTTACTTGTCCTGGGAATAAAAGCAGTTTACCTACAGGTATATCAGCATTGCTTATGCCTTGTCTAGGAAAAAATAACTCGCCACCTTTATAGTTTTTATTTAATTTTACTGAGCCAGTTACGTGCGAAGAGTCATGGTGTAATGCTAATTTAGTTTGTGAATTTGTAGAATACTTCAACATAAACGCATCTCTTACACCCTCTACAACCATAGGATTCCAATAAGGTTCTATTATAGGTTTGACATGTTTTTGCCAATGTTCTTCTAATTCTTGGTATAGGTTAAGTTCTTTTAGCCTTATCTCTTGTGCAGGGTAAGTATCGTTAGGCAAGCTTTTCCACTCTGCATTTTGCTCTGCTAGTTCTATAAGTCTTTGGCATTGATGTTCTGACATAAAATCTATCAGTATCATGTCTTTATCTATGACTTCATAGTCATGGGTAGGGGTATGAAACAAGTTGTACTGCGGGTACATTTCTTTATAGATACGTTCAAAGTTATCTTTTGCAGAGTCATCTCCATTGCCGTGGTATATACAAGGACAACACGTTGTCTCTTGGTTATGTAATTGTTTACCTAGCATAGTTATATTAGGCTCGTGACACTGAAATATATAAGCTTCTACGTCTAAGCCTATGTCATAAATGCCTTCTAAATATGCTTGTTGATAAAACAACTGATCGTCTTGGCGATCTGTTATAGAACCGTGGGTTAGTATTTTTTTTATTTCTCCTACTTCACCAATAAACGTACCAGAGTTAAGATATCTATACCTAGTATGCACGGAAGGAAACTGATTACCTAAACTAGGATCGGGCCAACACACTTCTTCTGCAGAAAAAAGTACCTTATGTCCCATATCTAAATATCTTTCTTTGATTGTTTCTAATGAATCAGAATAAAAAACATCGTACGCATCTGTAAAGAGTAAAATATCCGTGTCCGGCAAATGTTGTATATGTTGTTTTAGTATATTTACTTTTTGACCACCACCTGGCCCTGTCATATCTGAGCCTCTCCAGTCAACACCTGCACCCCAGTTATCTATTTTTACACTGTGCTTATCTGCAGAATCATATAGTTTTTTCATTTTGGTCACGTCTGTACCAATTGTTATTGCATGTATAGTCATATCTCTCCTATCATTACGTATGTCAGAAGGTAGTATATCAGTGCGGGCTTGGTTACAAGCATCTTCTTGTAAAGCCAACGCCATAAGACTGCCTTCCCTAATTTGTTCTGGTATGTACTCATCTACGGGTATTATACCTTCTTGCATTATATTAGTACCCAAAAGCTTTTTTGCTCCTTTTGGTGCTATAACGTAAGCTGTAGTGTTGTAAGGGTACCAAGGTCTTTCTAACCTATCCCCCATTTTTATAGTATTTTGAGGTTCGTTTTCATTACGTTGTAGGTATAACAAATCCCAATAGTCTATTGTATGGTCATAAAACTCTTCATCCCACTTATCTATATTTATAATTGCATCATCCTCTATTACATATATAGGCTCATCTAACTCTACGCACTTTTGCCACATGTTTCTATGTGATAAAAAACACGCTACTTCTGTAGGTACAATACCTCTTTTTTGAAAAGGGTCTATCCACCCAGGCCTTGTTTTGTACATAGATAAATCTTTATAGCCGTCTACTGCTTCTACAAACGTGTAGTTTTTTAACGTTGGGTTTTTCTCTATAAAATGTTGTTTACGTTCAGGCCTACTTTTTAGATTAATTACAAACTTCTTCATTAGTTAAATTCCTTTGCTACTTCTACATCATAGTTCCAGGAGTTTATATTCATAGATACTCTTTCTCCACTTTGAATAGGTGTTACTTTGTGTTCTAGACCAGGACCAAACATGACAAGTCTATTTGTCACTGGTGTTATACGCATGTTATTTTTAAATATAAGTTCGCCACCTACTAAATCTTTTACATGGGGGTAAAAAACTATAGAACATATAGGAAAATGGCTTTGTCCTGTTTTAAAAAAAGTTTGTTCATCTCTGTCTTGGTGCCAATCTGGCATACCATTCCTATGAAACCAAATGTCATACCCTACTTGATTATCAAAGTTAAAGTAATTAGCTGCTGTATTTATAAGTCGCCTAGCAACTACGCCGTTATCGTGTTCTTCTTCTTTCTTAAAATAAGTGTGATTGTTTTCGTTGTTTATAGTCTCTAAGGTCGTAGGGTAAAAGACTTTATCTACTATTATAATCATCTAAACTTCGGTCCTTCTATCCAGGCTACTAAAGATTTACGCACGCCACTAGTTACAGGCATAACCGTGTGTCGTATTGGAGAAGGAAAACAAAATACTGTACCGCGTTGTGCTAAAGCCTTGGGGTCGGGTTGTTCATACATAGGGTCTAAAAGAAATTGTCCTCCTTCATATTCTGTAGGGTCGCTAAGCTGTATTGTTACACTAATCTTTCTATCAAAAGAAGTATTACCTGCCCAAAAAGTATCATGGTGCCAGTCATAGTAGCCTTGGTCTGTACCATTATATATAGTGTATTGGATATCTTCTAAATAAGAAATGTCAAAACCAAAAGCTTGTCTATTAGCTCTAGTAGCAAACCCATATATGAGTTGATTTATCCACTCTATCTGTCCTGCCCACCTTACTTCAGATCTTCGTACGCTTGTGTTTACATCTCCACCATCGCCTACATTAGCTTTCATAGGCTGTAGCTTTTCACATTCTTCTATTATTTTGTTGCAAGTAGTAGGCTGTATGCCTCTTTCCCACATTTGCCAAATCGAATTCATAACACCTCCTGTGTTTACTTCTTGTCAGCTAACTCCTTTATTGCCTCAATGATTAGCGGTATAAGTTTATCATACCATATTGTTAAATATTGATCGTCAATTGGAGCTTCTGTTATAACTTCTGGTAGTATCTTTTTCACTTCTTGTGCACTTAGACCTACTTGACGTCTATCATTGTCATAACCTAGCTCTTTAGCTAGTTCGTTATCTTTATAGTAATAACCACTTAATGCTAAGACTTTTTCTAACGCATTATCTATTTTACCTTCAAAATCTTTTAATCTTTCATCTGAGTAGTAAGCAGTAATGTTATTCGTAGCTCTTATTTCACCACTAGTTCCAGATGCTCCTGTACCCACACCTATTGAATTTAACTGTGTGTTTGAACTTGAACTTATACCTGCGCCTGTTGGTCCTGTAGGTCCAGTTGCGCCTGTAGGTCCTGTACTACCTGTAGGTCCTGTGCCACCATTAGATCCGTTTGAACCTGCAGCTCCTTTCTGTCCTTTAGATCCAGTTCCACCTGTCGGTCCAGTACTACCATTAGACCCGTTTGAACCTGCTGCACCTTTTTGTCCTTTAGCTCCGCCGCCACCAGTAGCACCAGTTGCACCTTTAGCTCCGCCTGGCCCTGTTGGGCCCGTTGGTCCAGTACCGCCACCTGCTCCAGTTGCACCTTTTGCACCTGTAGGTCCTGTGCCACCACCTGCGCCAGTTGCGCCTTTGGCTCCGCCTGGCCCTGTTGGGCCTGTGCCACCTGTTGAACCTGTAGCTCCTTTAGGTCCAGTTGGTCCGGTTGATCCATTAGAACCATTAGAACCTGCTGCTCCTTTCTGTCCTTTAGCACCTGCACTACCTGTTGATCCGCCTGCGCCGGTAGCTCCTTTTGCACCTGTTGGTCCTGTACCACCTGTAGGTCCGGTTCCTCCTGTTGGTCCTGTTGATCCAGTAGCACCTTTTGCACCACCTGGTCCTGTTGGCCCTGTGCCACCTGTAGGCCCTGTACCACCTGTTTGTCCTTTTTGTCCTTTAGCTCCGCCTGGTCCTGTAGGTCCAGTTCCACCCGTAGGTCCGCCTGCACCAGTTGCTCCTTTAGCTCCTCCTGGTCCTGTTGGCCCTGTACCACCCGTAGGTCCGGTTCCTCCAGTCGCTCCTTTAGCTCCGCCTGGTCCTGTAGGTCCTGTACCACCTGTTGGGCCAGTTCCTCCAGTTGCTCCTTTTTGTCCTTTTTGCCCTTTTGCACCTGTAGGTCCAGTTCCGCCTGTAGGTCCTGTACCACCAGTACTACCTGTAGGCCCGCCTGCTCCAGTAGCTCCTTTAGCTCCTCCTGGTCCTGTTGGTCCGCCTGCTCCAGTAGCTCCTTTAGCACCTTGTGGACCTGTTGGTCCAGTTCCGCCTGTAGGTCCTGTACCACCTGTTGGGCCAGTTCCTCCAGTTGCTCCTTTTTGTCCTTTTTGTCCTTTTGCACCTGCGCTACCGTTTGAACCTGCTGACCCAGTAGCACCTGTAGCACCCTTAGCTCCATTACTACCGTTTGAACCTGCTGGTCCTGTTGGTCCGGTTGGTCCGGTTGCTCCACCTGCTCCAGTAGCACCTTTAGCCCCGTTACTACCGTTTGAACCTGCTGGTCCTGTAGAACCTGTAGGTCCTGTTCCACCTGTAGCTCCTACTTCTCCTTTTTGTCCTTTAGCTCCACCTGGGCCTGTTGGGCCTGTACCACCTGTAGCACCTTTAGCACCTGCTGAACCTGTTGATCCGCCTGCTCCAGTTGCTCCTTTTGCACCTGCTGAACCTGTAGAACCGCCTGCACCGGTAGCCCCTTTTGGTCCAGTTGGGCCTGTACCACCTTGAGAACCAACTTCGCCTTTGGCGCCAGTAGGTCCGGTCGGGCCTGTAGGACCTGTTCCACCTGTTGGACCGGTTCCCCCAGTTGCTCCTTTAGCACCTGCTGAACCTGTTGATCCGCCTGCACCTGTTGCACCTTTGTCGCCTTGTGGGCCGGTTGGGCCTGTAGGACCTGTTCCACCAGTTGAACCCGTTGCACCTTTGGCTCCTTGTGAACCAGTATTACCTGTAGGGCCTTGAATAGATCCACCACTTACCCATGCTGAACCATCCCAAATATGTAAACTATCATCTGCTTGTACTATATAAGCGTCACCTTTAGTGTTGCCTGAAGAAGGAAGATTGCTTGTTTGAGCAACTTGTCCTTCCATAGTAATACCAGTACCTGTACTACCTGTAGGTCCTTGTGAACCTGTTGCACCTTTAGAACCTTGTGGGCCAGTAGGTCCTGTACCCCCCGTAGCTCCTACTTCTCCTTTTTGACCTTTGGCTCCTGCAGAACCTGTTGAACCGCCTGCTCCAGTCGCTCCTTTATCCCCTTGTGGGCCGGTTGGGCCGGTTGGGCCTGTACCACCTGTAGGTCCAGTTCCCCCAGTTGCGCCTTTTGCACCCGTAGAACCTGTGTTACCTACTTCTCCTTTTTGGCCTTTAGCTCCTGCGCTACCTGTAGAGCCACCTGCTCCAGTTGCACCTTTGTCACCTTGTGGGCCTGTAGGTCCAGTTCCGCCTGTTGCGCCTTTATCACCTTGTGGGCCTGTAGGTCCAGTTCCGCCTGTAGCACCTTTAGCTCCAGCAGCTCCGTCATCTCCATCTCCACCCGCTGGGCCTGTTGGTCCGGTTGGGCCTGTTCCGCCTGTAGCCCCTTTAGCTCCACCAACACCTACTTCACCTTTAGCACCTGTTGGGCCTGTTGGCCCCGTAGCTCCTATTTCGCCTTTTTGTCCTGTTTCGCCAGTTGGACCCGTAGGTCCAGTTCCGCCTGTAGGGCCTTGTGCGCCTGTAGCTCCTTTTGCTCCATCTGCGCCATCATCTCCATCCCCACCTGCTGCACCGGTTGCACCTTTTGCACCTTGTGAACCTGTTGAACCTGTCGGTCCGGTTGGACCTGTTCCGCCTGTAGGGCCTTGAGCACCAGTGGCACCTTTATCTCCATTACTACCATTTGAACCAGCTGCGCCGGTTGCACCTTTAGCTCCACCAACACCTACTTCGCCTTTTGCACCTGTTGGGCCTGTAGGTCCTGTTGGGCCGTCTGGTCCTTCTGCACCTTGGGCACCAGTCGCTCCTTTTGTTCCTTGTGGGCCTGTTGGACCTGTCGGTCCGGTTGGACCTGTTCCGCCTGTAGCTCCTTTGGCTCCTTGTGAGCCTGTTGGACCCGTTCCGCCTGTTGGGCCTGTTCCGCCTGTAGCTCCTTTGGCTCCTTGTGAACCTGTTGGTCCGGTTGGTCCATCTGGTCCGGTTGGACCTGTTGATCCAGTTACACCTTTTGCTCCTTGAGGGCCATTCGGTCCAGTTGGTCCATCTGATCCAGTAGGACCTGTGGGCCCTGTACTACCAGTTGGGCCTTGAGCACCGGTTGCGCCTTTGTCACCTGTAACTCCTACTTCGCCTTTTGCCCCTTGCGGGCCAGTACTACCTGTAGGACCTTGAGCACCAGTTGCTCCTTTTATACCCCCTGCAGGTCCTTGCCATTCTCCAGAGCTATCAATTACTTCAGAACCATCAATTTTTATACCAGTTACGTCTAATACCCCCGTTTGGGAGTTTCCGTTAAGTTGTGGGAAGGCTTCTAGAACTGCTGCTGTAAGACGTAAATCTACAGCATCATTTTGGGAGAATGCACGTGCGGAAGTCCCGTCCTGAGCACGGGTAACAGTAAGGGTATTACCACTTCTGGCAGTTACCTTTACAACTTCTTTATTTGTTCCGTCATCAAACGTAACAAAAAACGACTCTCCGCTATTTAAAGATGGGAAAACACTACCGTCAGCTACCGCTATAGAAGTAACAGACGAGTTTATATTCCCCGATAGGGTTGTAGTCGCATTGTTCTTAAAAACAATAGCCAACTTACATCTCCTCTATATTAAGAAACAGTTACCGTCCAGGTAATTGTCATAGCGTCTGAAGCACCTTTGTTTACTACTGAGAAAACAGTTCTACATAACATAGTTCCACCAGAAGAAGCATTTAAAATAGCCGCTTCTGTCACAGCGCCAGTACCAGTACCAGCTGCAAATGTGTCAACATATACAATATCAGCGCCTGATACTGTTGTTGATGTTAAACCAGTTCTAGCTAACTCACTAACTAAAGCAGTTTGACTTGCTGCAGCCGGTGTAGTCCCAGAACCAATTGCCATGTGTGACATTGCAGTAGCTGAAGTGTCCTTCATTCTACTAGCAACGTAACCCTTTCCTGCAGTAACAACTAAGTTAGGAACTTCTTTAACGGTTTCGCCATTGATAGCAATGGTTAATTTACCTGTTAGTTTTAAGTCATCATTTAACATAATTTCTCCTAGTTAAGTGTATTACTATTTAAAGCCGAGGCATTTAATGCACTTTGTCTATTTGCATTTAGAATACTGATCGACTCAGTTATTGTAGCACTATCTTGTGCTGATTTACCAAAACTATATATATGAGTTTCGGAAATAGTTGTGGTATCTGATTTACCTAAACTTGTATTTAAAACCTCTACATCACTAGTAGAGATACTATCGGTCTTACTCAAACTGCTAGAAAGCGTTTGGTTGTCTGTAAAACCTATGGTTTCTTCTTTACCTAAACTTGTATTTATAAACTCGCTATCACTAAACGCAAAGGTATCAGACTTACCTAAACTAGTAGCTAGTGTTTCGCTATCTGCAAAAGCGAATGAGTCGGTAAACCCTCCTGGAGTAAAGTCTATAGCATGACTTTCTACCATACCAAACGTGTCAATCCTAGTTTTAGCCCAATCGTACGTAAGTACGTCTGCTATAGACACTACGTTAGTTTTGTTGCCCAATACGTCCGTAGCAAGGGGATCATCCAAAGACGTTCTATCGTCTAAAGATATAGTATCAGCAAAAACACGTTCAAATGTGACTACTCTAGAAAATACTTCTGACATGCTAACACTATCTGTTTTGCCTAAATTAGGTTCTAAAACTTGGCTATCTGACATAGTAGTTGTATCAGATAAAGCTTTGCCCATGGCGTAATTTAATATTTCTGTTACGGACACGGTATCGTCATGTGCCCCAGAGAATGACACGGCAGCCGCATCAGACATAGTAGGTGTATCTGCAAAACTTAGACCTAGAGTTCTTAATATATCTACGTTTTCAGTAAAACCTACAGAGTCTGTAAGAGCTTTAGATAAATCAAATTCGTGGAACTCTGATATGTATGCAGCGTCATCTGCACGTTTATCTATATCGTAGCTAAGCACATCTGTATAGCTAAAGGTATCGCTAAAGAGTCTATCTAATGTATCTGGGTTTAGGTATAAATCGGTAAGTTGTAGATTAACATGGGTTACTTGGCCCTTTAGGTCAACATGAGCAATGCTACCTTTTAGGTCTACAAAAGAAGTAACGCTCTTAAGCTTAGACATTAGTCAAAGTCATTACGAACTTTAAACTTAATTAAGTCCTGAACGGTATGTATTCCTCCTCCTGAAGAAGTAAATTCTATTTCGCCCTCAAACGTTCCTGCTGTAGTCCAAGTTCCACTTGGTATAGTAAAGTTTACTCTGCCATTAGCAGCGTCTGCTATCGCACCAGTAATTGTTTGTGTCAATGTTGTTTGTCCGACTTCTCTTATTCTTAGTTTTACAGAGCCACTAGATAAACTTAGAGCTGCCCAAGTATCTGAGTTTTCTGTATCTAACGTCTTACCACTTGCAGCAGTATTACTATCTTTTAATGTTGTTTCTAAAACAGGTAGTGTGTCTCCCACTACAAATTTTATTGTGTCTGAATATGCCATAATTAATTTTACCTTCCTAAATTCCTAGTGTCTAGTTGACTGTATACAGGCAAAAAGTCTGAAGGACGCCAATCTAAAGTTACTCCGTCATAAACTCTTTCTGCCGTAGGCCCTAATGGGGGGATCCAAAAAGGGTTACCATACCTGTGGCTTTCTAAAAACACAGGCAAAGCTAAAGAAGCAGGTCCTAGCATACCACTTCTGTCTATTATTTCTGTCATGTATTGGCCTGTACTCATATCATCTGATTTAAAATAATTTACTCCTGGGTCATTTGGGCTAATACCAGGAAGCACCCAAGCCAAAAATGCTTTAAACATTTCTCTTATTTCTAAACCTAACATTGTTATAGGCAATAACATTCCTGCCATCATAAGTATAGGCATAGCCCCTGCACCCGCACCTTGGTTTACAAACCCTTTATGAGATTCTTTTAACGCAGGGAATACAATTGTTTTTCCATAAGCATAAAAGAAAGATTTAAGTTGCCATATAAGTGCATACCTAGGGTCATTAGCATATGCAGGTCTTTGCGCTGGGTTGGGTCTAACAATAGATTCGTCTACAAACTGAGCTAAAGCCTCGTTAACTTTCTCTCTAATAGCTTTATCTGTTTTACCTTTTTCCCAGGCTAAAACTTCATCAGCTGTTATATTTAATTCTTTTAAATAAGTTTGTGACTGAACATTTCCATTTTGAGCTTTACGTGCGTGGTCTTGTAAAAATCTAGTACCCATGCCCGTAGCAAAAACTCTAGTAAACCTAGTATATGCCTCTAGGCCTGTTACTCTGAACCAAGTATCAGTAATATCTTTTGCGGACTGCCCCATAAAATCTTGTTCGCCAGCTAAAACAAAGAAACTAGACATAGCATCTACACCTATAACTCCTACTTCCCGTGCTAAATCTGCAGCTTCTTGCGGGTCTTTTATCATGTCTTTTATAACATTAGTAACATCACTTATCTTAGCGGTGCCCCTTGCTCTTAGTATAGGCCCTGCTGTATCTTGTAAAGAAGCTATAACAGTCAGCCCTAGTAGGGTAATAACATTTAATGTTAGTCCAAAGTTATTTGCTGTTCTTAATAACCCATTTTGTATTGGTTTTATTTTTCCAAACATAGAATTTATCATATCTTCAGCTTCTTGCCTCTGGGCTTCAGATAGTTTGCTAAGTAGTCTTTCTAATTCTACAGTCCCTCCAGATTTATCAAACTCATAACGTAAAGCAACTTTATCTAAATATTTTTTAAGTGCTACTTCTGGAGCTTCTGCTAATTGCGTATCTATAAGCCTCTGGTTTGGTATAGCTTCAAAATATTGTTTCCTAGCGTACAAAACTCCTACATCTATTTCTTCTTTTGCCGTAAATTCAATATCGCCATTGTTTTTACTTACTAAATCCGTAATAACTTTTCTAAGCGTGGCATCTTTTGCTTTTGGGTTATATTCTTTTAGTAAATTAAATAAAGTTGTTTGTTTGTTTTCATCAGTTGCGATTTCAGCTATAGCAATTACCCTAGGAAAGAAGTTTTTTCTAAAATCTACATCTAAGTTTTTAAGACCTAAATCTTCATATAATGTTTCTAGATAACGTCTTAACTCTGCCGCTTGTGGGTTGTTTAGGTCTTCCATAGCTATTTCATCATTAGCGGCTAAGTTTATAGCTGCTTTTTGTTCTTCATTAAAAGTGCTGTAAAACCAACCGTCTTCTACCCCTAATATTTTTGCAACATCATTTAACATTGCATTTGCTCTTCTAGTTTTTAGAGTAAATATACCTGCTCTACCCGAAGCCCCAACACTCCTAGGGTCTAAGTTAAAGAAATCAGCTATTGCTTCTCCTGGAGTCCCAAACTGTCTTAGCCTGGTGTCTGTTGTTAGTAATATTGCACGCAGCCATTTAGGCATGTTTTTTGTAGTTAGTAACTTGTTTGCTTGTTCGAGTACTTTTTTAAGCTGTTTATCTGTATATGTTTGCGGCCCTAATATACTTTCTAATTGTGTTTCTATTTTAGCTTTAACTTCGTAAGGCACTTGTTGGTTTTCTGGGTTTCTTATCTTGTCTTGTAAATCTCTGGAATACTCATCAAATGTTTCATTTAAATCTAACCTTTGTCTCTGCGGCTTACTTAGTGCACCGTATAATTTTTTCTGTGAATTAGCTAAACGTTTAAACCAATTTTGGGCAGGCGCATTCATATCACGATACGTAGTGCCGTCTACGTTTAATCCTAACTTATCTCTTATAGCTAAAGAATATTGATCTGCTACAAAGTTGTTAAACCCTGTTTCATTATTTGTATAAGTAGCAGGAGCATTTTTTCCTTTTCGTATTTTTTCGTAGGCCTCTAGTAGCTTCTTTCTTACTGCTGGTACTTTTAAACTTTTCTCTAGTTCTTGGAAAGTTAAAGAATTACCTAACTCTTTTAAATAAGCAGCATAGTATGCTCCTTCTGAAACGTTTTTATTTGTTTTCATCAAGATAACATCAAAATCCCTATACTGCAGAGTCATAGCTAAAGCATTGTCATTGTTTAAAAGTTTTTTTCTTTTACTTTCAAAATGTTTCATATCTAACTTGCCTTGTATAGCAGCAGATAGCTGTGAATCATTTAGTTCAGCTTCAGCTGAAATAACTTTTAAGTTAGTTTCTAAACCTAAGTTTCTTGCAGAGGTAGTTAGGCCTTTTATTATTTGCTGCCTAAAAGGTAACGAAGCTCTTTTGCTTTGAGTTTGTGTTGTTTTGTTACCAGTAGTAGCTGCTGCTCTTTGTGCTAAAACATCTTTAAGTAAAAAGACAGTATTAGCACCTTTAAACTTACGATTATCTTGAAAACCTGGTTTTGAAGTAGCTTCTTTATTTTCTTTAAACTGTTGTAAAGGTCCTTCGATAGCTAATACGTATTTACTTGTTTTTGTACTAAATTGAGGCGGATATTTAAACGCTTGTTGTTGTTCAAATTGAGAAGTTTGAGTAGATATTTTTTGTCTTAGTTTAGTTTTATCTACCGTACCTCTAGACATCTCGTAGTACTGGTTTCTACCTCTAAACGCTTTTCCTTGCTGGTCTTGGTAAGACTCAAACAAAGCTGCATCTTGTAAGTCCATTTTAACAGCGCTTGTGTCTACTGGGTTTCCTAAAGCAAGATCATCTGTCTGAAACAATCCACTGTCTTCTAAAAAGTCTGTCTGTCTTTCTATTTCTATAGCTTGTATATCTGCTATATAAGTTCCTATAGGGACTTCTCTATTTATACTTCCCCCTACATCTACAAAACGTTCCATTTTTCGCTCTTGGTAGGTAGTTTTTCCAGTATTCTCGTTTACATCTCTTGGGAAGGATGCTTTGTCATCTTTTACGAATCTACCTGGTGAGTTTCTTTTATCTTGTGCTTCTATTGCTGCTATGACTGAGCTTATAGGAGCTAAAAACCCAGCGTATACTCTATCTTGGGCAGATAACTGTTTTTCTAACTCTTGCGCTTCTTGTTCTAGTGGGTCAGGTCTTTTTGGAAAGGTTCTATACCCTTGTTGGTTAACGGGCGGCTCTCCCTCAAATGCTCCTGACCAAGTCATAGAAGAAACGTTTTCTATTTTTTCTTTTAGTTCTTGTAGTTGGTCTAGGGTTAGTTCTTCTATGGTATTTTCTTCTAAGTTTTGTACAAAAGGAGCGATAAGTTCTTTTCTTTGTAAAGTTTCTAGTGCGCCTTCTTCTCCTCGTTTTTTACTTTTTAAAGACGGAAACTCTAAAAAAGGAGTACTCAGTTGGGTAAAACTTTGCTCAGTAAACATATTTTTACTTAGGTCAGTTAAAGCAAATTTCTTTTCTAGTTCTTTTAGCTGAGCTTGTAATTGTTTTTCATCTTTGCTTAAAATTACTTTAAGCACTTGTGCTCCTGCACGGCTTGTTAATAAGTCATCTAATAAAGCGTTGATTGATATAGTAGGAGCCCTAGGCCCTATTTTAGGGTCTTTTCTTTCGGATGGTTTTGGTCTTCTTTGTACTTGACTAGTAATATTAACAGGGCCTGTTTCTCCCTTTATTGTGTCTGGATAATATTCGAGTACAAATCCTTGTTGTTCTAGTAAAGTTATACCGTCTAATAAAGCTGCTACTCTTTGAGAATATTGAGTAGTAAGTTCCCCACTATCTCTTCTACGGGTAATTTTAGTAATCGTAGTTATTCCTTCTAGTAAAACTGCTATATCTATTTTTCCAGTAGGAGTTCCTTCAGATAGTCCCGCATCTAAATCTTTAACTTTAAAGTAAATAGGATCCTTATAGTTACCACCTTGTGTCCTTTCTTTAGCCTGAGCTATACGAGTTCGTAGGTCCTCTTTTACGTTTCTTACTTCACTAGGATTTCTACCTGCCGCTTGTAAAAATTGTTTTTCTTCGGGTTGCATTCTAACTAAAACAAAACCCCTATCTTTATAATTTTTTAATTGCTTTTGATATTCTCTGTTTAGTTTTTTGCCTTTAAACTTCCTTGCATCTGGAAGACTAACAATCGGGGACTGAAATACTTCTCCTTTTTTAGAAGCAGTTCTAATACCTGGTATATCTGACCTATTTACTATTCGTATATATCCTACTCCTTCTGTACGGTTGCTTTCTTCTTTTGATCTAGTAATAAATTGTTCTAATAGTTTTTTAGATATGTAAGGTTTTTGTTGCTCATACTCTTGTTGTAAAGTAGGGTGCACATAGCTTTTTGCTCCATTTACAGCATTCCCATTTGCTTTTGGGTCATCTTTACTTATTCTAAAAGCTTTTTTAGTAGCGGAATCTACGAAAGGATTTTCTACAGTCCCTGAACCAAACCTTTTTGCAACTATAGGGTTATTAGGGCCTAGTGGTTCTTTAGTAAAAGAAGAATCTTGCTGGTCTACTACTACGTTAGTTTTGTTAAGTATTTCTGTTACACCTACTCCTGGTATGTTTCTAACATCAACTCCTTCCTCATCCATTCTCCTCATAGGGCTGGTAATAGAATCATCTTGCTCTATACCAGAACCTAATTCAGAAAGTTCTTGTAACAAAAGACCTAGCTCGTTTGCTGGAGACTCTTTAACTGCTTTTAAATAATTTCTATCATTTTGGTTTCGTACCCCAGAAGCTTTTTCCGCTCCTACTACTGCACTGTATATTTTAGATAGTCTAGTTTTTACTTCTGGAGCTGCTTTTTTTAACACTGAGGTTATTTGTTTAGTGCTTTGTGCTCCTTTAGTAGCATTAGATACCATGTTTACAAAAAATACTAAGTCTTTGTAGGTGATGGGAAGTTTATAAGTATCCTGTATATAAGAGTCAAAAGCTCTAGATTGTGCTTGGGTTACTTGTCCTTTTTCTATTGCCCTAGCCTGTTGAGTTACACTCATATCTAAAGTAGACGCTTCTGCTTGTCCAAAATCATCTCCGTCTGTGCCCATTTCTGAATTATCGTCTGTTATTTGGAAAGCTTCCTTTACACTTTTAAACGGGGTTGTGCCTTTAACTTCTAGGCCTTCTAGTCTGTAGGCCCTATGCTCTGCTAAAGTTTGACTAATTATTTTGTAACGTTTCGGATCAGCGTTTCCTAAAATTTCTTGCATTTTAGCTTTTGCTTTTTCAAAATCGTTTTCAAAAGTACTAGAAGTGCCTTGGTAATGTACAAGTTCGTTAGACTTTGTATCTAGAATACCTACCACCATATCATCGCCTGTTTTTCTAGTTCTGCTGTACCCTAATCCTTTCTCTGCTAAATAAGCATCTTGTAGCTCTGTGTTAAATGGGTATAGAGTAACTAAGTTTTGAAACTCTTGGGCTTTTGTAGCATCTGTAGTAAAAAAAGCTCCCCTAGCAGTAGCTACTGAAAAAGCATCAGGTAGTATTTTTTGTAGCTTGTTTAAGTCTGCTGCGCTCTTGCTATCTATGTCAATAAAAGCGCTATCTTTGTTTGAACTAGTATTAGCTACAAAATCAAACTGTGACTCTAAAGCAGTGGCTCTTTCTGCCATTACACGCCCCATTTCACTTTCATTATATCTTTGCTTAAACATTTTTAGGCCAGCTTCTTCTGCTTTGCCCATATTAGTAAGCTCTCGTAGTTTGTTCATAGCACCGGTACCACCACCTAGTGCTCCACCTACTCCTACTCCACCAAAGAAACCTGCAAATAAAGCATTTAGCCTATCTACTTTTGCGTTTGCTTGCGTGTAATCTTGGTCTATCTCTAATTTTTGCTGTACGGAAAGTTCTTCTTGGAACCCTTCTGCTATAGCTTCAGAAACAGAAGTAACCGCCATAGTCTCTAACATATCCCCAAAAAAAGTAGAGGTAGGACGAATCTCTGGGGTAAAGGCATCGTCCATTCGCGTTGATACTTTTAACTTACCACCTTTCTTTAACTTTTTAAGTAAAACCCCGGCTGTAGCAGCTTCTGCACCAAGTCCTATAGCACCAAATACTTGTCCTTGTCCTAATGCAGCTATTGCATCTTCCGGTGATCTCATACCTTCGTCTGCATAGTCGCTAAAAGATATACCAGTACCCATACGTTGTTCTTGATTATAGGCGCCTGCTAATGCACCTTTAGTAAATCTACTGCTTAGTTTTTGGCTACGTAGCTGTGCATATATGTCATCTAATGCTGCTAAAGAGTCTTTGTCTGTTAGTAGTTCTGGGAAAGGTAAGTCTCTCCCTTTTTTTTCTGCTAACGCATTTTTATAAGCTTTATTTAAAAGCTCTTCTGCATTTTCCTTTAGGGTGTCTGGTTTTCTAGCCGCTAGGGTTTTCGGTATTTGTTTGAGGCCTTGTCTACCTGCTGCTTGTAAAGCACCTGCACCTAGTACTAGGCCCGGGGTTGCTGTACCACCAGTTAAAATAGTACCCCCTGCTACAATACCCCCTACAACTGCAGCTTCTGCAAAACTAGCTGCCAGTGAAGGTACAAATTGACCGGTAGCTGCTGCTACCTGATTAAAAAAACCTCCTATAGTAGGCTCATCTAAAAACTCTCCGAAGCTTTCCATACCAGCTAGAGGTATAGCAGACTCATCTTCAAACCTATCTCCTTCTCGCAAGAAGTTTTCTGCGTCTTCGTTGTTACCTCGAATAGTAGCTATAGCAGCTTTGAAGTTTTTATTTTGTGCATTTATGTTAGATACCCCAGACTCTACCCCTGCTCTAAGGGCTTGTCCCGGCGTATCTATAGGTTCTGCTCGTGTGGGTCCTGCTTCTGGGGACAGGGTGCCCGCACGTTCTTCTAGTCTTTCGTCTTCTGAAAACTTATCTGCTTGTTCTGGTGCAAGCTGCCCAGCTCTAAGTCTTTGTATAATATCTTGTTCACTGACTGCCACATTATTCCCTGGTACGCTGTTCTAGTTTAAACGCTGCTAAGGCTAGGTCTGCAGTTCTCTTATCTGGGAATAAACGTCTAAATTGGTTGCCTGTCATAATGGGTATCATCTGTTTACCGTTTGGATCTCTAATAACAAGTTGATCTATCTGTTCTTTATTGCCTACACCTCGGGTTTGTATTTCTATGTTCCCTGCTATATTACCTGCAACTTCGCTGTAGTTCTCTCTATTATTTAAAAACCTAGTGCCAAATACTCCATTTGGATCTCTAACGCCTTCTGATACCATGTAAGCTGCTACTAAATCTCCTATTTCTTGGGTAACTAGTTGAGATGTTGAACCACTTATATTTTCTAAATCGGGTCTTAGTTCTGTACCATTCACACCACCTTTTTTGAAAGCTATATTGATAAGTTTTTTAAACTTATTCAATTGCATACCGCCCTCTAGTGGGTTTTGGAATGATTTTTGAGTCTCGCCTGTATAATCTTCAAAATAATTTATTTCGGCCGATAGTTCAACCATTTCATCGAACGCTGCTAAGCCAGCCTCTGTACCTTGTTGTATTAAAGTATTTCTTATTTGAGCATTTTTAGTTCTATTAGCGTCTTCTCTTTGTATTTGCGCAGCTTTTGTATCTAATCTATCGTATACATTTGTACTTCCGTCATCTGTGTTCATTAAGTTATAAGCAAACTCAAAATTCTTATTAAAGTCAGATTCACTACCGGCTGCAATCGCGTAAGCTACCGCTGCTTCTTTTCTACCAAATTCTATTTCTGGGTCGTCTGGTATCTTTCTAAAGTCAGAAGGGTCTTTAATATCGTATCTATTAAACACTTGTTGAGCATTATTTAAGAACGTTTCTTCCATACCTATCTTCATTAGTTCTTCTTTGTTCTCTGTTAAGAAAGTACTTATTTCTTCTGCTGAGCCTGTTTTAGGGAATACTAAATCAGTGCCTGCAAACACTTCTGCTTTTGGTGTAGTTCTTTGATACTCTACGCCGTTTTGTGTCATATTGTCTGGGGCTGCTTCGGTTAGTCGTGTGGTAGTTACTTGTTTACTACCCGCTTTAGCTCTTGGTACGGGCCCTGGTACTTTTTCAGTAGTTTGTGCTCGTTCTAGTTTTTGTACCCCAGTACTATCACGCAGTTGTTGTTGCTCTTCATTATTTATCCCTGCCTTAATAGCAAGGTAATTTGAAGGAACTAGGCTTAATATTTGCCTTTGTATGTCACCGCTTTGATCAAAAAACATTCCATCTGCAACCATTTTCATTGCTTGGTCTTTAGTAAGGGTTTGGTTTTGACTGTCCGCGTCTCTTTGTGCTTGTTCGGTTTTTTCTCGTTGAGAGGAATTATAGTCATCTATAGCATCTTGGGTCATTGAACCAATTGCTACTATTTTTTCAGCTGCCTCTACAGGTGACATTTTTCCTAACTTAACTTGCTGATCAAAGTAATCTATTTGTTCTTCCGCATCCATTTCTTCTACGGGTTTATTAAGAACGTTAGTGCCATATTTTTCTTGCGTGGCTAAAAGAGTTTGGCCTCTTTGCCTCAAAGCAGCTGCATTACTATTAAGATCAGTTTTTCTAACCGCAGTATTAAACAAAGTCCTAAAGCTTTCTGTATCAGAAGTCATAACTACATCATTAGGATCATTACTAAACCCTAAAGTTTTAGGTACTACGCCCTGGTCGCCTTTAATATCATAGTGTATATTGCCGTTCTTGGGGTTTATCCTTATGCCTACTACTTCCCCCTCTACTGTTTTACCATCCATGTCAGTGTAAGACCTAGCTGTGCTCAAACTGTTTATAAACTCTACCATTGTGTCGTGTTCTTTGGGTTTTACAAACTTCGTACCATCACCCATAAGTTCTAGTTTTGATAAGTCTTTGTCCGGGTTACCCTCGCCGTACATCATTGTATGAAAGTTTTCTTCGCTTACGTTTGCGTATTTTTTTCCAGTTTCTACTATATCTATATGATCTAAATAAGGAGATAAAGTGCCCATAAGAACATTAGCTTCAGACTCAGCTCTGTCTTCTGTATCTTTTCTTTCCGCTCTGCTGGCAGCTAACCCTGAAAGATAACTCATATCATAAACGCCGCTAAAATTGATGTACCCATACCTATCATATTACTAGAATACCCAGCTTTTGCTTGTTTGTATGCGCCCCTTCTTGCAACCTCTCCTTGGGCGGCTGTGCCTAAACTAGATAAAGCCCCTGCATTTACGCCTAGCCCTATGCCGGTTATTTCTTGTAGTAAAGATTGGTTTATTTGTCTTTGTTGCACTCTTGCGTTATTCACACTTCCAGCTAAAGATAGTTGGCCTTGTCTTTGTGCAGCATTTTGTTGTTCTTGTAGTTGAGCACCAGACAATCCTGCTCCTCCATACCTTTCTAAATTTCTTTTCTGAATTTGAGCAGCAATCTCTGTTTGTTGTTTAGTGTTTTCTCTAGTTCGGTCTACTAACTTAGTACTGTCTAGTTTTCCTATTAGTTGATTTTCAAAGTCTCTAAAATTATTTATATAACTTGCGTAGTCGTCTCTGAGTATTTGAGCGTACGTTTCGTCTGGGTCGCTTACATTTTGAAGCCCGAGTTGTGAGAAAGAATCACCCTGCTGGTTTTTCATATATTCTTCCATGCCGTCTGTTAGTCCTCTTATCATCCGAATATACCCACTTTATCGTCATCATTTCTGCCTTTGTTATAGCCTTGCATTGTTGTATAAGCACTTCCTAAACCAGTGCCTACTTTTTGTAAACCCTTTATCATTCCTGCACTTTTTGTGTAATCTGCTTTTGCTAAATTTAAAGTGTCTGTTGTAGATATTTTAGAAGCTTGGGCTAAACCTGAAACTGTCTGATTAGCTATACCTGCTCCCGCTTTTACTCCAGAAACCTGGTCACTTAGCGCTCCAGTATATCCTTGGGTAGCACCCTGTAATAATTGATCAGAACCAGCCATTACTAAATTAGCCTGGTTGTTTATACTTTGTACTGCTTGTCTATTTGGATTCATAGTAAGGCCTTGCATGGTATCAGCTGCCGCTCTACCTTCTCCCATAGCTATTAAAGAGTCTTCGTCTCTAAACGCATTAGCTGTACCCTCTACTATTCTAGGTTTTATTGCTTTGTCAAAAAAATTCTTTTGGGCTAACCCAACAGCTGCGCTTGCCTTATCAGTTTCACTTGCTTGGTAGTCTGATTTTTTTGGTTTACTCATTCTACTTTTCTCCTATAAACTCTTGTATCTAAATCCCAACCTCTAGCTATTGCATAAGGTTCTAATTCGGGTACATGTGACTGAGCTTCTATGTACTTACACCCGGAGCTTTTAGCTAGCTTATTAATCCAATCTTCATGGGCTAGCCATTCTCCACTGCCTTTACTGTAAGTATACGCTATCCACATATACAATGTCTTGTCTTTTGTGTACCTATCGGTTTCGGTAGTAAGTACTAAAAACCCGACTGGAGAGGTAAATAAAAACGCTCTTTCATTTACACACTCACTATAAACATCTTCTGGGATAAAGGTTAGACTGGGATTGTCTGCTAATATACTTTCTAAACCTGGTTTTACAATGTTCCACGTGGAACGTATATCAGTAAGCACCGGTTCAACAAAGACATTAGTAGTCGATCTCCTTTCCATATCTTCCATAGCGCCTCCTTGGCTTACCTATTCCTTTGTATTTTACTGTTCGTTTTACGCCCAGATCCCCGCCTCTTGCACGAAGTTCTGCCTGCATAATTTCCATATTAAACTGTGCTAAATATTCTCTAGCTGCACCTACATCGGTCCATTCTCTGTTTGGCATGCGAAGTAGCCTGTATAAAGTGCCATATATTAAAGCATCTCTATATTGATTAGATATTGTAGTATCAATATTGTTTGAAGTTCTAGATGGTTTTAAAGCTACGCTAGCTAAAACTGGTTCGGAACCACTTGGTACTGGTACTAGCCAAAACGTGCTTGGTGTTTTTTGTAAGTATACGTGCGGCTGTCCAGTGCGTTCTCTCCAGTCAGGGTAGTTTAGATCTAAACTACGTGGGCTTATTGGATCCATGTCTCTACCGTTGTACGACATTAATAGTACTTGATGCACTTCTGTGCCAGTAGGTATATCAAAATCGTATTCGTAAACACCTGAAATGGTGTTAAATGCGTCCATGTCTAATATATATGCTTTAGAACGTTCGCAAAATTCTATAGTAGCCGAACGTAAGTTAGCCTCAACTAGACTGTCGGGGCAAAAAGGAACGTAAGGTAAAACTTCTTTTACTAAAGAAGAGTAACTTGCCATTTTAGCCTCCTTGTCTTGGTGCTGCTACGGGCGGTAGGTTTGGAGCTGCTCCTATATTACTAGTTCTATCATTGTTCGGGCTTAATAGCTCCTGGGCTTGTGAACCCTGTCCGACACAATTTAAAAACAGTTGGTAATGAGACTGGGCTCTTTGTGCATTACCTGCGTATTCAGAATCTTTTTGGTAAGCTCTAAATAGAACATAATCTATTATGCCGTTTGCATAAATATCATCTACTGAAATAGTTGCACTACCGTTAGCTAAATCTGTTGGAGAAGCTGAATAAACAATTTCTACAAATGAATTACCCGCTACGCCTGGGTAGACATAATAATTTCTTGGGTCATCTTCATCAAAAATGTAATGTTTAATTACTGTAGTATGGGCTGCATCCCCACCAACACTTGGATCATGCCAGTCGGGTTCTTGTGTGTTTAATATATCAACATTAACAATCCTAACTGATCTTTTACCAGTAGCACTTGCGCTAGCTGCGGACATATTTCTTACTACTTTAATTAATCTTAGTCCTGCGCTAGGCAGAGTTTGTTTTGTGCCAGTTACGAGTTGTACATTGGCTGTAGTAGCTGAAGACTCGGGTCTAAAGTTTACAATTTCTCTTTGGCCATCGTTTATATACCTGATTAATTCAGCTTCAGGCCACCTAACGCTGGTGGTGTCTTGTAGGATATCTTTAATCCTGCTTAATATATTACTACCTGTAAGTGTCCCGGCCATAATTCATCCTCTATTGTGCAGCTTCTAGTTCTGCAATTAAATCTGTTTTTTTCTTGCGTCTGTCAAGTTCAATGCCTAGGGTGCGTCCATGTTCTTCTAGTTGCGCCTTTGTCATCGCTTCTAAATCTACTGAAGGTGTAGTTGCTTCTATAACTTTGTCTAAAATTTCTACAGCTTCTTCTATGACGGGTTCTGCTTTAGCAGTTTTTGCGCCATCTTTTACTTCTGTGCATCCTGCTTGTAAACATAACAATCCTAAATCATTTGCTACTTGTTTTGGTTCATTTGCAATTAAATATACACTTGCACCCCAAGTAGAAGCTACTGATTTGTCTTCATTTGATACTATCCACATAATTTTTACTCCTTAAATATGGGTGACTAACATTAGCCACCCATAAAATATACCACAATTAATAAGCTACATCTAATCTTATTACACCAAAGTCTTCAGTCTGTCCTGTGTGGTCAGAATGATAAACTGGCTTTTTAAGACCGAATATTTTACCAATTGAAATACCGTTCTGGTTTCCATAGTCAAATGTGTCTTCAACTATTTCTGGAATACCGATATCAGCCATTGCTAGTGCTTGTGCACCTGCGAAGATACATGCAGAACCATTGACATTAGCGTCAGCTCCCCATTTGTACCCAGCTGAACCAGCATTTGATGATGTTCCAGTAGTAGCTCCGTTTGTGTTAAACACATGTCTGAACTCATGGATCATAACTCCGTCAACCATTAGGCTTGAAGAACCTGAGAACAAGCTTGAGCTTGGTCCTCTTACTCCAGCTTGTCTTACGTTAGCAAGGAAGTCTGAATCAAGTTTTAGGTCCGCCATTACTTGTGGAGTAACAAATAGATGGAACATCTCTTCGTTTCCTGCACCTCTTAAGCCTCTGATGTATTGGTCTTTAGCGTAAGCTTTTAGATCAACAATAGCGCCATAGCTTAGTTTGTCAGCTGCAGCAGTTGCAGTAACATCACCGGCTACGATACCATTAGTAGCATCAAATCTTCTATGTCTATTAGAAGTTGGTGCTGATACATCACTTGAGAACTCTAAGTCGTTTAGGTTTTGGCCTGAATTCATTGAAGGTCTTAGAGCTCCATTGTTTTTCAAGTTATACCCAACTCCTGTTAGAGTAAGGAATGCTAATTGGTCCATTCTGTCAGCCATTGCATAAGCAAGTGCATCTCTTGAATGTTCCCTAAAGTTTACAACAGATTTCTGGTCGTTCATTCTACCAGATAGCCTGTTAGCAAATCTTAGTTGGTCAATTTGCACGACTAAGTCGTACGCTCTTAGGGCCTCTTCATTACCTTCTAGAGTATTGTCACCAACGATACCATCACCAGTCATATCGGCTAAAAGTGTTAATACAGCTCTAGCTCCTTTTTCTGATTGAGTAAGTTCAGATATTCTCTGAACCATTGCGTTAGATCCGCTACCTGCGAATTGGTTAATGAAGGACATATTTCTAGCTACTCGCCAGAAGTCTCTTGACCAGATCGTTAATTGTTCACTGGTTAGAGCAGCAAAGTTTGTATTTGCCATGATAATTTCTCCTTATCATTAAAGTTTAATAACCAGTCGACTTTTGGAGCGACTTTTATCCGTATACCCTATGTCGTTGGGATAACGCTCTCGTAAGTTACGGGTACGAATCCGGCCAGTTTAACGCCCTGTGCTGGCGAAAGCGTATGTTTTACAGGAACGACCCTGGTAAGATATCGCTCTTACGTGCGAACTTATTTTTAAGATAACACAATTTATCCGAAATCTCCACGCATTCTACGCAAAGTTTCAGCAGGTAAAGCGTCAAACTCATCTATAGACAATTTATCTATATCTACTTTCTTGTCGGTTTTATTTTTACCTTTCATAGCAGGCGGTTGTTTTTCAGCCGCTTCTATTTTTCTATTAGTGTTAGCTATTTTCTTTTTCTCTACAATTTTTTTATTAACTGGCTTAGCTGCCGGCTCTGTAGTAGCAGCTTTGCCCATAAGAATATTAACTGATTTTTGTAGTGCATCTGCGCCAGTAAACCCTTGTACTATGTAAGCATCTCTTAGTTCTAAAACTTCGTTTGTTTTATCTTGGTTAAAGTTTGGATCTGCTTGGTTTAGTTCTGGGTAAGTAGCTTCTAACTCTAATGCTTTTGCTTGTAATTGTTGCTGTTCTGTAGACTGAGCTACTGTCTGCCCCATCTTAGCTTGCATCTCAAACATCATTTGTTGTTTTTCAGCTTGCCTAATATCGTTTCGTAACTGCGTAGCTTTTGCGTTTTCTCCTTCCATGATTAAGTTTTGGTACTCTAATTCTTTAGCATCAAAATCAAATTCTGGAGCTTCATTAACGTCTTCTATTTTAGGAGCTAGTGCCTCATCTAGTTTTTTCTGTAAAGCTTTTTGTTTTGCTAATACTTCATCAAACCTAGATTTAGGAATCATTGGTTCTTTTTGAGCAAGTCCTGTCTCATCTGGTCCCTCAGATTGTTGTGTATCTTCCTCATCTTCTGCCAGTAGCTCTTCTTCTGCTGTATCTTCTCCGTCTTCGTCTTCAGCTTCAGCCTCTTCCTCTTCTGGCTCCTCTTCAAGCTCTTCAGATGATTCTTCTTCAACTTCAACATCCTCATCGGTTTCCTCCTCCTGGGTTTCTTCTGGGGTTTCAAAATTCATATCGACCTCAAATACTTCATTGTCTTCTGCGGTCTTTGGGTCTGCTCCGGGCATGCCCTCTAACACGACATCTAATTCTGCTTCTTGGTTGTTCTTAGCCATTATCGGTACCTCCTGTTTTGTCTAAGTTTTTCATTGCTTCGGTAGCCATCTTAGCTGCCGCCGCTGTGTCACTCTGTTCCTTACGCATTTCGTTTGTCAATTGCGACAATCTTTCACGTAAATCGAGCTCTTCACGTTTACCTTGAATTTTACTTTGTAATTCAGCAATCTTCAACTGTGGTTCGCTTTCTATCTGATCTACTTTAGCAACATTTACTGCTGCTTGTGTCTGTAAGTTAGCTACTTCTGCTTCTAGTTTAGCAATTTCAAGCTGCGTACTTCTGATTTGTGATTCCATTTGGAATTTTTGTAGTTGTATCTGTTCTTGCGTTGGAGGCGCATTACCCTCCATTTTTCTAATTCTATCCGCAACATCTGCTTTACGCGATAAATGTGAATACTCTACTATCATGTCGTTTGGTATAGGTACTCCAG